AAAATATATTGTAGATAATTCTGTGACTTCAGTTAATGTATCTGCTCTAGTATATACTTCATAAAGATCTGAAGAAGATGTTTGTTGAATACTAACAGTTAGTGTATTTAAATCTGCATTGGCATTTGGAATAATAAAACGAACACCTGGAGCCATAGTGTATTTGTATTGAAGGGGAGTACCCTCAGTTAAAACCAATCCTGTAAATGTATATGCACCAGAAACTAATGCAGTCGTCACAGCTGAACGATTATAAAATGTGTATGATACATTATCAATCGAAGTTGTGAATGGTTGCATTGCTGGGAGAGTAACAGTGGATGGTGAACTTGTCGGAGAAGTAACTGTGGCAGTTACAGTGGCAGTTGCACAACTAGCCGAACGAGGCATATAACCCAACATCTTAGCAAGAGAAACTACTGACGCTCTTTTGCTTGCAGAATCTAAGAAGCACTCATTGACAGCTAGGTTAGTATAGATTCCATTATAATGAGTATTGTAAGCAAGAACATCTAGGAGAACAGAAAGTCCAGATCCTTCAAAATCATAATCTTGAAATTCAGTCTGTCCTTGTAAAAATGTTTTTAGATTAGACTTAATAGCATCAAAGTCTAACTCTGATACTTGAATTCTTTTATTATTGTTTGCCATTATCGGGTTCTCTCTAATGCTAGATCAAGAGTAATAGGACTCTCGGTATTTGCTATTTTAAATTCTACTGTTACATAAACTTCATTAGCGTCCAAAGAATCATCAACTCGAACATCTAAAAGTTCTACTCGTGGTTCAAAGTTATTAATAACATCGATAATGGCTCGTTGCAGCATCATCGAAAACATTGGACCTGGAAGTTCAAAAAGTAATGCACGAACAGGAGAGCCAATTTCGCTATGAAATGGTCTTTCGAAGTTTCTGGTTAAAAGAAGGTTTTTTACGGATTGCTTAATTGCATTCTCGTCGTATCTGCGTGTAATATCCCCAGTCACTGGATGTTTAGTGAAATTTAGGTCTAAGTCAGAAAAGATTCTTGTATTTCTTGCCATATTCTTTATTTAGGTTATTCTATGAAAGAATTAGTAGATCCTTCAGCTATTGCATCTCCACAAGCGATGTTATCACCTATTCGTGCTGCAGGTTTACCCTCTATAAATGTCTTGCTGGCTCCAGAAGATGGAGATCTAGTTGAACCAGAATGTGTAGTAATCCCACATGTATGAGAAGCGTGTTGGCATGCATTGTCTACCACAGACGCTTTAATACCATTAAAAAATGTTTTAGAAACAGGGGTCTGAATCAAAGCTGTGGGTGGAAAACACCCATGTCCTGTGCTCATATCTCCAAGTCTACTAATTGCAGGCATTATAGTGTATATCCCACATAAGTTTGTAGAGAGGTTTTACCAGAAGTCCAATCGTTGGTTACTGTCTTAGTATAACTCTGAGTAGCCACTGTAGTTGCTCCATCCTTAGCAGTCGCTGTATATGTAAAAACTCTAGATGTTGATACACTGGCTTTATACGAAATCATTTCTTCCAGTTTATTAAGATCAATTTGATTAAACTTTGTAACTACTGGGAAAGTTCCCTCTGGTGTTCTGTATGTAATTGTATTGTTAAATGAATCCTGATAGTATCCAGAAAGTGTATTTCCAGAGATACTTATTGTAGTAGGATTCGTTTCAGTTGCAGCAATAGTTACAGGATATGAAGTCATAGTAGCGTCATCAATATAGGTTACCGTATGAGAAATAGAAACATTCTCATTTACTGATCCAAGATCTGTTGATAACGGAGTCCAAGCCATTATGCTGATTTCGGTGGAATATTATCAAGGAGAACAAATCCAGTAGGAATGCCATTTGCATCTCGTTTGTATGTTTTATCATTTACCATTGTAAATGCCATCTTTCGTTTTCCACCTGCTTTGTATGCCATGTGAATCCAGATAGACTCTGGATAACGATACTCAAGAATAATCTGATCATAAGGAAGAATCTTTTCTAACGCTTGAACAAACTCGTATGTTTTCTGCCCCTTGTTTGGTAATAGAATACCAATATCAACTGCTCTACCCTTACAGTGGTCGGAAGTTGGAGATTCATTACCAACAACTCCACGAAGACGATATCCAGAGTTTATTCTCCATTGAGTTTTATATCCACCAATACCACCTGGAAGAACTTCAAGAGCAGGTTCTAATAGATTTTGAGCAGTCAATGCTAAATTGGCCACAATGTCCTGAGCAGTAAATAATATTTCTGGACCATTATTAGTTTCTTTAAGCATTTGATCAACTAGTCTATGTTTACCACCAACTCCACCATCTATTAACATACCAAGAGTAAAGTTCTTTGATAAACGATAATCGTTTGTAAATTCTTTTGTAGTTTTAATAATACTAGTGTCCACAGGAACTTCTTTAGCGTTAGCAGAAGGTTTGACGATTAATGGTGCTTCTTCTGATGCGACTGGAGGTGGTGCATTTGGCACACCTTCTTTTCTTGCTTGCTCAGCAGATGCAGCACGACCTTCTGGTGTGTCATAATCATCTGGAGTTTCAGCCACAGTTTTTTCTTCAATCTGTCTCTCTGGTAAAATCGTAAATGGAACAACAGGATTAATTGGAACACCAAGTGTTGGAGGTGTTAATGGAACATTCTCAACATCATTGGCTCCATCAGCACCATTACCAAATTGCCCTTGCGCATAATCCATATTGGTAGTTCCACCAGATAGATAATTGGCTTCACCCTCTGCTTCAATATTAGTTGTAGCACCTTTGATACTTAATGCACCAACTGCTTGTGTATCGTGCACCCCATCTGATTTTGTATAAATGTTTGCAGCTTGAATAGAGTAATCGCCAGCAACTTTAACTTTCATGTCACCACCAACAGCCAAAGTTAAATCGGTCGCCACTCCAATGTCGGCATTATTTCCAACTCTTACTGTGGCGTTTTGTTCGACATGAATATTTGCATCTGTTCTAGAATAGATGTTCGCATTACCATCAACAGTGATGTTTAGTTCCCCTGATACATGAACACAACCATTCTTTTCCATTAATACAAAGTTATCACCAACTATGTAATTAACCTGAGTTCCGTTTGGATCGATCTCAGAGAACGTGCCTGAACGATGGTATGTATTAATTCGTTCATATCCTGGAGTATCATCAAACTCTTGAATGTGTCCTGATTCAGTTTCAAGAACTTTATTAAATGGATACTTTGCACCATAAGGTGCTTCTGGTTGATCCCATGAACCTAAATCTAATGCTTTTGGTATTCCACGAACACGAAGTGCATCTTTTCGTTTGACAACAGTGCCTTCAATAATACCACGAGCAAGTCTATTGGTATCTGGTTCACCGATATAATCTTTTAATGGATATTTGTTGTTTGGATCTCTAAATCCAGTAGTAAACGAACCAGTCTCAATACTTTTTTGTGATGGTCTTGGTGTAGAGTCATTTCCATCTTTTGGTGGCTCTGGTGTTGGTTGTCCAGCATCTTTTTCTACTCCACCAGTACCCTCTTTACCATAAAAGTATTCATAGTAAGATTGTTTGATTGCTGCAATATCAGGAGTGTTTACACCAACTGCCTTTTTAGCTGCAAGAAAGAAATCTGGATGTCTAGTTGATTCTACACCTTTAACTCTATCTTTAATATACAGTGCAGCAACCAGTGCTGACACATTAATGTCATTATCAAGTGAGTCTGGGTTATTTACAATATCTAAACTTAGTCCAGTTGCATTTGCCAGATTTTGATAACGCTGATAATTGGCACGACCAGTTAATTGGATAAATCCACGACCATAGTATTTTCCGCCATCGGCATCTGTAAGATTTCCTAAGAAACCTTTACCTCGTTTTGTTGGTCCATATGCCCAAGAGAAAAATTGTTCTCTAGTTACACCTTTTTTGGTAGCATCAGAAAATGTTGCAATGTCTTCTGGAGTGGCGAATGAATAAACTTGTTTTAATCTATTTGGACTATAATTAAATGCCTCTAATTGTGGTATCCATCTTGACTCACCACCAGCAATACCTAATAAAGCACACTTCTGTTCTTTAGTGGTTAATCCTACTTTATCACATGCAGCAATTAATGCTTTAATACCCTCTGCTGATTTTGATGGGTTTGAAGATGATTTTGCTGGAGGTAATGTTGGTATTGAAGTATTTGTTGAAGTCTGTTTAACAGGTGTGCTAGTAGTAGAGCCAGTTGTTACTGGTGTTCCAGATCCAGACAATACAGGATTACCAGAACCATCTCTTAA